TGCAAAAAACAATGCGATTGTTTGCAATTTTTACATACAATTCTTCATTGGTTGTTTTGATTGTATCACTTGCTGCATAATCAAATGCTTGAATATCTTCATTGTAAGCATATTGATAAAATTGACTGTACTTTTTTAAATGAGCATACTTGTCAGCATTATATTCTTGCTGAACTATGAATGGTGCATTGTTGCCGCTAACTGCCAATGCAATGGTGTATCCATTGGCACTCAATGCATTGTATGTCTGCCAAGAATTGAATCTATAAATTACAAACTTGTTGTTGATGCTGGATGTTTCAAAATTTAAATCTGCAGCAGACAACACAATGCTGTCTTGCAGAAAATTATAGACAGTAACTTTTTGTGTGAAGATGTCATAATATGATTCACCCTGGCCATCATACAAATACAGTGAAACAGTGTATTCACCCGGCAGATCATAAACATGTGTTGCAGTTATGCTCTTGGATGTAGTTCCATCACCAAAATCCCACAAAACTCTTTTGTTGGAAAACAATGATTCATCATATTGTGGCTTAAAAGTAAATGGAGCTATGCTCAAAGCATAGCCAGATGTTGCAAATTCATTGGTAAAATTTACAACATCAAAGTATGCATAGCTGTATTTAACTTGACTCATATAACCATTATTTTGCTGGATAGTTTGTTGCTATCAATTAAGAAAGGATACTTGAAAGAAGGTAAAGCTATGTTTTGTGATGTGATGGACACATCCTCAACACTGTACAATGGATTCCATAGCACAAAGCTCACACCAGGTGTTTCAATATTCTTGTCAATGCGCTTTGTAAAGATTTTTTCCACACCAGCAATGGCTAATAAATCTTTGGTGAGTGCAAAAAAGTCTAATGTCATTCCCAATTTCATTTTGTTGATGTCAAAGAAATTGAGCAGTGCATCAAGAGCATTGGCTTTGATTTGACTTGATGTGATCTTGCTGTTTTGTGCGCGCTGTATCACAAGCACGCTCTTTTCTCTCAAGTCAACACTGGCAGGCTCATCAAAAGCTGCAACGGCAACATCTACAGCAATGTAAACTGGATCACTTGGCACTAATTCTGTGCTTTGCATTTGCAAGCTCTGCATTTGATTGACAATCAACTGCTTGAGATTTGTTGAAAGTGTTTGAGGTATGCTGTTTTGCACCACAAAATTGCGAGGCACAACAAACATATACACATTGTTAAAATCACATGCATCTGCAAAAGAAACTTGATTCAACAGCACTCTGGTATCATCATTGGGCTGATTCAATCCAAGATCATAAAAGTATTTCATGTATGCATTGATGTAGTCTGAATTGCTGATGGTCTTAACATCACGAATTAAATTTGCAAAGTTGCGTTTTGCAAAGGCATCAAAGTCACCTGTTGTAACTGCACGATTTTGAGCAGAAAAAATGCGCGGAGCATTTTCTCTTATTTCTTGCACTGTTTCTAGTGATTTGGGGTCAGTTGATTTGTTGGTGTTGGTGATGAAAACAGCATTGAGCTGATCTTGCGTAGCAATGGGATCAGTTGCTTCATAAATATTGGAAGAAATTTCTCTAAATCGAGGTGTAGTAAATCTTACCAAGGCTGCATCATTGATGGCTTGTGCAGCAATGACACCTTGTGAGCCATTGCTTTGCAAATAATACACTGCAACAAGATCATTAGCATTGAGCTTTTTGCCATTGATATCATCACCAAACTTGAGCTCATATCTTCCTGCATCATTCAAACGCTTTTCAAAAGACTTGGGATTGGTTTGCTCATTAAAAAGAGATTCAACCAAATTCCACTCACTCCACAATTGTGTTGTTGCATCTTTGACAAACACAAAAATATTGCTGTAATCTACAAACGAATCAGCATTTGTTACAATGCTTTCAATGGCCATTGTAATGATTTCAAATGGAGCACCTGCTGCTGTTTGTGTTGGGTATTCACGAAATTGTCCTTGATACAACAAATTTTGACTGTCAATTGATTGCAAATCTTCTGCACCATTGGTTGTTTTTTCAAAGTAAATGTCATTTGATACAGAATAAAATACTCCATTGGCTGTAACAAAAGAAAATCTTGGAATTATGTAGTTGCCAGCTGCCAAACCAGCACCAGCAGCAGCATCAAAGGATGCAATTGAAGTTTGTGAACCAAGAGGATTGTATCCAATGAGGTTAACAAGTTTATTCATGTTTTCAAGCAAAGCAGATTGTGAAAAATAAGATTCTGCAGCCTGATTGTTCAAATAAAACAATGAAACGTGGTAGGAATACGCAATGATGTCAATGATTGCAGAAAGATTGCTGCCTTCAAATGCTTGATCAGTAAACACATTGGATGTTTTGAGTCTTTGAATTATGAGACTCTTGAGACTAGTTGCATCAAATGCAGCATATGCATCTTTTGGTAAGTTGAACTCTGTAAAATTTTGTGCAGACATAATTATGTAAAGGTGGCATAGCCTTGGCTGTTGAGATTAATGCTAAGATTTAATTTAGCATCATTTTGCAGAAAAGGTACACCAACAGTCATATTTATCGTATACTGCTGATTATCATAATCAGGTATTACTTGTATAGAAATGATGCTGACTCTGGGTTCAAACACAGAAATATTGCGCTCTATGGTTGTTCTAATCAAGGATGCAACAGAATCAGATGCTGGCATGAACAAATAATCCCTCAAATCCATGCCAAATTCTGGATTTAAAATTTTATCTCCTGGGCTTGTCAAGAATAAATTGACGATGCTGTTGCGAATAGCACCTAAATCATAATCTGCAGCTATGTCTTGCTGCTGAGCTTGTTTTGCAGCTTCATTGGTTATGAGTTGCTGCAATTTCAAATCTAAATGCAAATCAGAATAGGTGTATCCACTATCTGATTTGTTTGTTTTTGGAAATACTATGTTTACATTGCCCACATCATTATTTAATCACCTGTTAGCATAAATAATTGCAATGAAAAGTAAATACCTTAGCTTACTAGAAAACACTCTTACACGCTACCAAAGAGGTGGGTTTCTTGTGGGAGACTACATCAAATTTGCTGATGATTATAAGTCTAAGCCATGCTACAAAGATTTAGCTGCACAAATCAAAGATGCAGTTGCAGAAGTTGTAGAGCTGTCCAAAAACATGAACTTGCGTGTCATTTCCATTAAAAATGAATATCCATCCAGTGCACCTGGCAATGAATTCAACACCAATGGCAATGTTGTGATTGATGTTGGTTTGGATTATGGTGGTGGTCGCTTCTACAATGTTGTTACTGTTCCATGTGATGTGCTTACAAGATTAGATTATGGTGTGAATTATGCACCACTTCCACAAGCAATTGTTCGTCCTAATCAAATTACACTCAAACCAGAATTGGTTAAAATTGATGGTGACACTGAAACATATCGCCAAACACGCACAGCAGATCAAGATGGCAAAGACAAGGATGTTGAGACTGAGCTTGATGATGAGCATGTCAAGATTCCTGCAAGCTCAGCAAAAAGCTCAGTTGGTGCATACTTGAAATATCTCAAGTAACATTCAAGAGATTCAAGCAGCAGTGAAATGCATTGATTTCTTGATCCATTACAAAGCTTGATCTATACATGTGTTCAGCAATGATGCAAATCATCATTTGTTTTTTCTGTTCTTCAACTGAAGATGAATACAATGCATTGAGCAGGCTTTTCATGAGTGCAGCATAATCATTGCAAAAATCCTCTTCATTGTTGATGAGAAACTGACGAATTAGTTTGCAGTCCTGCTTGCTTATAATCATTTGAAGCAATTCATTGCTTGTTTCATCAATGCAATTGGCAAAATAGATGAACTTGCCTGTTGCACACATGCGCTGCAAGTGACCAATGATGCGTCTCACATCTGGATACGTGCTTTTGATTGCTTGCAACAAGCCCTGCTTGTCATCTTCTGCAATGGTTATGTTTTCTTGCTTGAGAACTTGGGTGCAACGCTTTACAACATCAAGCATTGAACTTTCTATTTGAATGCTTTGACAACGGCTCTGCAGCGCAGGAATAATGCGATGCAATTGATTGGCTGTGATGATGAAACGAGTATATCTAGCATACTCCTCCATGATGTTGCGCAGAGCACGCTGACCAGCTTCTGAAAAGCCATCAGCTTCATCAAGTACAATGATCTTGATGCCGCCATCCAAACTTTTTGTTTGGGCGAAGTTGGTGATTTTGCTTCGCACTGTATCAATGCCATTTTCATCTGAAGCATTGATGTAGAGAAACTGACACTTGAGCAAATCATTGATGATGACTCGTGCAAGTGTTGTTTTACCAATGCCTGGACGACCAGCCAGCAGCAAATTGGGAATTTCACCCTTGCTGGTGTATGTCTTGATGAGACTTTTGATACTCTCATCAAGACACATTTCATCCAATGTTTTGGGTCTGTATTTTTCGATCCAAAGACCTTGTAAATTGAGCATATTTATTTTTTTACACGCTTGGTGGTGACTGTAACCGTTTTGCGGATGCGCACACCTTTGCGAATTATTTCTTTAACTTTTTGAATTTTAGCCATGTGTTGATTTGTGTTGTTAAAATTACTTGCCAGAAGAACCAAAACCATTTTCACCGCGATCAGATTCTGCAGTTTGTTCTGCAAATTTAACTTTGTTGGCACTAATCAGATGATACAGCACAAATTGTGCAATGCGATCACCTTTCTTGACTTGATAATCTTTGTCTGTGAGATTGTAAAGCTTGATGCCAGCATCACCACGATATCCACAATCAATGATGCCAGGATGCGGTAAAATACCATGCTTAAAGCCCAGTCCGCTGCGACCTTCAACTTTGATCCAGTAAAGCTTGGGAATATATGCAAATTTTAAACCAACATCAACAACTGCAGAGCCACGAGCCGGAATGAGTTTATCCTCCACACAAAATACATCATATCCAGTATCAGATGCATTGTTCTTTGCAGGCAATTGAGCATCTTCATGAGTCTTGACGAAGCTCAAGCTGTAATAATCATCAAGAATATTGGAAAGATTGTTAACTTCATTGGATGCAATTGTAATATTAGAATCAGTTTCGTTCATATGCATAAGATAATGCATGCCCTTGTTTTCTCAACTATTCTCCTAAATAAAAATAATGCAACAAGATGATACGCAAGAAGCAGTCAACAATATTTTGAACCAGCTCAAAACTTTTGATGCTCCCAAGCAGGTAATTCAGCATCAGCCACCAGCACCAGAAGAGCTGGAGCAATTCATCATTGACAAATCTAGTGAACTCATCAACAAAAGCTTGCAAGTGTTGGATGAATACAGAGATTTTTTAACTGCAACACCATCAGAAGAATCAGCAGAAGCAATGTCAAATTTAATCAATGCTTCATCATCTGCCATTGAATCACTCAACAAAGTACTGGCTGCTAACAAGCGCGCAGCAACCTCCATCAAAGTAAAAGAGATGGAAATTAAAGCTCGCATTGACAACAACAAGCGTGACAATGCTACAAAGCTCATGATGACTCGCGGTGAATTGATGCAAATGCTCATGGATGCACCAGAAGCAATTGAGGTAGAAACTCAAAAAGTTGACAATTAATCAACTGCTACACCACTAACGTATCGTTGCGGTTGAACATAACCTGCAGGTGGTCCATTGGCTTTGGTGATGGTTGTTACAGCACTATCTAATCCAGGTGCTCTTCCCACAGGAGAATAAAAATCAACTCTGCCAGTGAGATAATTTGCTGTTCTATCATCAAAGCGTTTTGCAAATATTCTGCCATCAGATGTTTGAACATTCACCCAATCGCCTAATTTTATGCCACTTGCTCTCATTTGCGCTTCAACATCTGGTGATGCAGCCATGGAATAATCTTTCAACAAATAATTGCCGCCCTTTAATCCAGCAGGTCCTTTGCCAGCCTCTCCAATGCCACCAGCACCAATGCCATTCAAGGAGTTGCTATCTTTGTTTGGATCATTGGCTTGCCCATAATCTGTAATTCTTGATCCATCAACATTAGCTTTGCCATTGGCTGGTTGATTTTGTTCATTGTTGGTATTAATGTTTTGTGATTGAGCTTCAGTTTCTTTTTTGCCAGTTTTTGGATATCTATTCCAGTTTTGGTCATCATCCCAATCATATCTGCTTTCAGTGTAATCAAGAAAGTCTTTGATGGAGAGATAAAACGGCTTGACAGGTGGTGTTTTCAACTTGCCAAAGACGTTGAGCTCATAATTAGATCCTTCTGATGTTACATTGATGGTGGCATTGGTAGCAACAGCCATGTTCATGTTTGCATCCAATGGATTGTATCTGTATTTGAATTCATGCAATCTAAAGCAATCATTCAAAGAGCTTTTGGCACGAGCAAGCAAATTGCTTGCATTGTTTTGCGTTTGAAAGTATGGAAAAGGATCTGTAGCAAAATAGCCACCATGAGGAATAAAGCTCATGCTCTTGCCTTGTTGCAGCAAGGATGTTTCTGTCTGCACCCGATTGCTATTAAAAAGCGGCTCAGTGGCTTTTGCAACAATGTTTTTTGTGGCAGTAGCAACACTGGCAAGCAATTGCTGTGCAACAACTGATATTTTATTGAATGTAGCTCCAGCAATGTTGAGAGGTGCATGCAATAAACTTGATGCTCCATCCCATGCAGGTGCAACATTGCCGGTGTTTTGTTGCATAGCATTGGCAAGCAGTGCAACAACATCACCAATGGGCTTGAAATAATTGCATGGACCACCACATTGATTCAAAAGGTTTGCAAGTTTGCTTGGAAAGCTATCATCATTTGGTGATCTGCGTTGATTAGCTGCAACAAATGCATCATCTATTTCTCTAATGAGTGGATCAACCATCTGTGGAGGCAAACTCAACACTCTATCCACGTGCATTTGCAGTGTTTGTGCATCCAATTGATTGCCAAGCAAAATTATATCTTGCATGTATGTTCTCAATGCATTGATGGGTGCAGCAGATTGTTCAAAATTCTTGTTATCAAATGATAGTCTATAATCTGCACTCAAAGCATTTGTAAAAGCACACAAGTTTGTATTCCTTTGTACAAATGTTGGACTATACAATGCTGTTGCATCAACAAGTTGAGGGGCTGTTGTTTTAATTAAAATCATTTTGTTTGTTCAAATTTATATGTTTTAACTGCTTCAATGATGTTGTAATAACTGTTGCCCATGAACACATGAGATACGCTGATGATGAACCATCTGCCTATCAAATTATTATCCACACCTGAACCAGCTACATCAGATTCAGTGGCAATGTCTATAAAATGCCCGCTGCGTCTGTGTGTACTGCCTACAGTTCTAAACACAATGTTGTTACCACCGCTAATTATTAAATCCATGAGCATATTGTTGCGAACATTGTAGTTATAATCAAGCGGCAATGCATTGGTTATAATTTTAGGCTTTAAAAAACTATAATTCTCAATGTCAGCCAACTCAACTGATGGTTTAATGTTGGGTGATTTATTCTTGAATGGATCCACATACAGTTTACTGTAATCTTTCAACACATTCTTAATGCTACCATCTTCACAATTGAAATAAAAATTTCTATCACCAGGAAACACTGTGGCAAGCACATTGTTGGTAATGCTGCGAGTAAATTCATTGCCGTTGAGTGGTGAAAGTTTATGTTCAAGAATATTACTCATTGTTCGCAGCCTTGTGCCAAGAGTATTGTCTGGTGTATTTTCTTTTGCACCAGCACCACTGCCTACAATGAATGTTTCAAGAACATATTCCTCAGGATTTGTCTTTTGCAATTCAAACAATTTTGCAAACGAAATGTTCTTAAACTTATTGATGGAATAATCATAATAGAACAGGCACGGGTCTCTATCTTTTTCTGATTGATGCAAAGAGTTTACATACATCATGCTTTGAAATGCATTGGATGTGCTTCTGCTGTACCACATGATTTTTGTAGCACCCAAATCAAAATTAGCTACATCAATTATTTTTTCTTGTTCACTTTCATCTATGCCATAAGTTCGCAAAATAATATCCTTGAGCAATTCACCTGTTAAAATGGAGCGCTCTGAGTTGTTCATATCACGCAAAGCTACATCAGGATTTTTCTTTTGTGCAACTTGTGCAGATGAAAAGAGATCTGAATTTTCAATTGCCATTTGATGCTTGATGTCCCTAAAGTTCATTATGTTGATATTAGAAGCATTATCATCACTATCTTGCAGCTCATTGATGCAAAAAACATAAGTCAGCCCAAAAGCTTTTCTCAATTCATCATTATTATAATCATTTTTTAAATTGCCAGATACATTGGGCATGATATCTACAGCCAAATAATCTCTATTGTTGCCAGCAAAATTTAATGCTCTTTGTTTATCAACATCAGCTTGCAATATGTCTCTTGTGTTGTTGATGATGATGGAGCCAGATATAAAAGGAATAAATACATTGTCTGTTATGGTGAGGTTGCTGATGGTATCAGCAGTAAGCAATCTTTTGTTCTTTGTTGTTGCATCTCCAATGAAAACATTGTAAGAAAAGAATCTGTTGTCAAATTTTTCAATGTTCATACTTGTTTGATTGCTTGCAGAATTGTTTGCAGATATTCACGACGAGGCACTACAAACACTGAGCCTGCTGCTGGAATATTTATTGGATCGAGATTGTTCATGATGGCAATCAACCACCACAAGTGCATAGTATTGTATAACCTGTAACTGATTGCTGTCAGTGGCATGTTGCTGTCAATAAAAACATACTCAACATATTGTTCATCTATGTTGGTTAAATCAACAACGACTTTGTTGCTGATGTTGTAATAGTAATAGTTGCTTGCATCCTGCGTTTGGTATACATTCAAGATATTTTCGTAATACTCACCTGCAATTGGCGGTATATCATTTATATTTATTGGTTTTTGTGGAACTTGCATATTAAAAGGATATACCACCTGTATTTGATTGTTTCCACATCTCTAGCAGCATATTGCTGTTATTAACATTGAGTGATCCAAATTTAATTGATACATCATAAGCATCTGGCATGATTGCTGGTATAGAAGCATTGAGACCTTGAATAGAAGTTTGTGGCATGTTTATATTTACATGCCTTCTATTGCCTATGAATTTAATATTTAATGATTCAAGATATCCATACTGTATGTAGCAAACACCCGGCACATTAACAGTGTACATTTTTGGCATCTCAAGCAAGGACTTAGTTACTCGCTGTGGAGTGTTTTGAAAAATTAACAGCCAAAGAAATTGATAATTTGCACATGCCTGCTCAAATGTTTGAGTGTTAAACAATGGAAAATTAAATGTTATAGATGGGTTGTTGGACTGTGCTGGATCAAACATTCTAGGTTTTTCAATGTACTGACCTGGTGCAGAAATTTTAGCAAAACCTGCAATTGTGTTTTGCATTTCATTTATGCCATTTGAAAGAGGATATGAAAGATCAGGCCAAGCATTTGTAATGCTGCTGAAAGCTTGATCATCTAAATACGGAAGCAAATATTTAAAATTAGTAGGCGCGAGGGAATATAAATTTTTATAAGGCAGCATCCATGACGAGGTTGGGAAAGGATATTTAGCATTAATATCTGCTGCTTCTCGTGCAAAACTGTTGAGCGAGTTTTGAGTATCTTTTGCTAATTGAGTAGCTCCAGCTAAGCCATCTGATATAGCTCCAAGTCCTGCTTTTTTAGCTATGGTGGTGAGAAGATTAGCAGAAGAGTCACCTACAGCCAATGTAGCTTCAGATGCATATAGTAGTGCTGCAATAACAGATGTATCCTCAACTCTATATTCTGAAATATCTCCGCGGGGAACTAATTTTTTGTTGAACCCAGCATATGCTACTGGTGTAGTAGTCCAGTCAAAATCATCGCAAACATTTATATAACTACTTGCACCACTATTTCTAGCCAATGGTCTTGCAGCAACTGTATTGCCATTTGATAATGTTTGAGTGCGCAAAGCAGAAGAACCACCTGCGGGCATAGCCTTTACATAAGGATATGGAGTGTTTCCAAATTTTTCCTGATCAGTAAGGTTGAATAATGATTGCGCCATGCATATATTTATGTATGTAATGCAAAATCATCTCATGCATAACCAGCTGCTAACATCTGCTGTCTTACCTGCGTAGCAGTGTATTGCAATGGAAATACATTATAATCTGTTGCTTGCATGTCTTTGGTTTGTTTTTGTGCAGCAGAAGAACTAAAACCAATTGAATTTACTGTTTTTTCTATTCTCAGCAATATGTCGTTTGTAATGGTTATGGCTCTAATTTGTGCATCTGCTTTAGAATCTTGTGTCTTTTTTAAAGCTTCAAACAGACCTTTTAAGCCTTCATTATTTAATTGTGTAGCAGCTGCAACATTTGTTTTATCGTTAACCTTTAAATTAGGTGCTGTTTCAGCATCAGCAGCATTTGATGCTTGGGTTTCCTCTGTTGTTGAAAAGTAGCTTTCAACTGAGTTCCACATTGATTTGGCCCATTCAACTGGTTTGGATACAATTTTCTTAACAAAAGATTTCATTGCTTCAATTTTAGTTGCAAGTGCGTTTTTGATGGTGCCGATAAAGTCAAACTTCTCAATTTCAAATTTCTCTGCTGTAATTGGTGTTGCAGCTTCTTGTTCTCCAGAGGTTATTAATGATGTTGCCCATTCATACACAGATGCAGCAGCATCAAATACAGCCCCTGCAGGTGATAATATACCTTTGCCAATTAATTTGAGACCATCAACATAGTTTCCATTCTTGATCATTCCAATGCCATCAATGATGTCATGCACACCTTTGAACAAAGGCATTTTTTTAATTTTCTCCCAAATGCTTGAAAATTTTTCGCCAATATTATCAAAGAAATTAGCAAGCCCCAAACTTTTATTTTGAGCAGCTTTGTCTTTTTCTGTGTATGTAAAATCTCTGTACAGACTATAGAAGTCAGCAATTATGCCAAACCCTGGTATTGCACCAGCTAATTCCAACAAAGTGCCAAGGTAATCGCCCTCTTTAAATTTTTCATATGCAAAATATAAATTTATTATGTCACCCAATCCAGGTACAAGTTTAAAAAGCTTTAGACCTTTTTTGAGTATATCACCAAACATGCCTCCTAGACTTTTCAAAAAAGTCTTTATGGCATCTGTTCCTGGTACGCTTTTAATTAGATCTTTGCCCATATCAAAAACACCAGATAGACTTTTGAAAATTTTATCCTTTGCCTCCACCAATCCTTTTTTAATTGAATCAGGAAGAAGATCAAAAAGCGTTTCTGGCAATTTAAGAACTGCATCACCCATTGATTTAAGAGCTTTAAAACCTTTGTCAAAAACAAACGATATTAATGATGTTATTTTGCCCAATGTCTTTTTAACCATTTTTTCACCAAGCTTAACAGCTAATTTTCCTATTTGAGACATTCCACTTCCTATGTCACTGCCAAAAGCCAGCAAACCACCACCAAGCAACAGACCAAGCCCACTTAGCAGAGACATCCAATCAAATGATTGCTTGTTATCTGCTTTTTTGTTGGAAAAGACATCAACCAAGTCTTTGATAACATCTTTGTCAATGCCTGCAATGTAAACCTTCTTAGCATCATCCCTCTGAGTTAGCCTGTTGATATCTTCTTGTTCTGCTTGTTGTTTTTGTGCTTCTGCAGTCTCGTCTGAAGATTTTGTCAATACATCAAGCTTATCAAACATTTTAGTGCTTGCATCTTTTTGCTCTTTGCGTTCTTTTTCTTTATCAGATTTAAAAGCATCATTGAATTTCTTGATTAAGTTGTCAATGCTCTTGTTGTCTAGTGAAACAATTTCACCTTGTCCCTTGGATTTGTTGTCATTGTCTCGTTGATCATCCCTGCTTATGATGCTTGGTGCAGCTTCGTTAACAGCATTTTTTGACTGCTTGACATTGCTAATGTTACGCAGCTCATCTACAACTTCTTTTAGTTGCTTGATAAAATTATCCAAAAATACTTGTTCCACTCATGTATTTATGGTTTATAAACTGTTAGAATAGTGGAGTCTGTATATCAAGATTTTTGCCGTTGAATGCTTGTTCAATTACATCTTTTGCTTTTGTAATAAACTTTGCAACAGCATTATTGACTGATGCAGGCATTTGTTCTGCAATCTTTACATAAGAGCCAATGTCAGCAACATCATCAAAACACACACTTTCATTTCGGATAGTTAATTTTTTAATGTGTTTAACAATCTCCAATACAAAGTAATCAGATGCAAGCTCTGAAGCACTGCGTGATGCATTTTTGTTGCTGTTGATGAACCAATTGTTTATATCAGAATCGCGTTGCAGATCAGGCAGCTGCATCTCTACCATTATAGCTTCACCAAATGTTGCTGTAGCTTGTTGCAACTTTTCAACATCAATTGTTTTAGCGAAAGCATTTATTTCTTGAATTTGCTCTTTTGTTTCTTCTTCCTCTGCTTTAAGATTCAACAATATAAACTCCCGATCAAATGTTGATACATCATTGCTGCTATCATCACAGCAGTTGTCTGTGATGATGCTATTGAGTGCATTTATAATGCGAATATTATCCAATGGATTGTTGCCAATGTTGCCAATAATTTTTTTCTGTTGGAGCACACTAATGGGTCTGAATTTTTTTGTTTTCTTGGCCATTGGAACGTAGATATCAACAATGGATTCATTGTTGATTGCTTCAAGATCTTTAAAAATTGCATCAAACTTATTCATGTGTATTAAGCATACTTAGTGCATTGTTGCTGTTTTTCAATGCTTCGTTTTGTTGTGCTTGCTCCTCATTATAAAATGACATGAAGAGTTTAGCATCTGCTGGAGTTAAATTATTATAATCACTGCATGATAAATGCAGCTTTGTTAAGCAGAAGTATTTTTGTCTGAAGTAATTGAACAAATCTTCTCTAAAAATAATTTTTAATATTTCAAATATGCTTGAGTTGAAGGGGTTTATGCTGATGGCATCAAATCCTAATGAAGTTACCTGTGGTATGAAATTTATTTTAGCATATTTTTGTTGCTCTCTACCAATATAATCAGCAAGTTTACGCAAAATATTGGCATTCACAATGTTTAACAATTTATCCTTTTGTTGAGCATTGAGATCATTGAGTAACAGCCCATTTATGCCATACAGTGAATTAATGAGTGCATTATCTGCATTTAAATGCAGCTTTGTTGGTGCATTGAACTCAAAACAAATGTTGTCAATTGTTATTGTTTGTTTTTCCACATCAACTTGATTGAGTTGATCAATTATGCTTTCCAAATCAATGTTTATAGCAGAATTTTCTGCATTTACTAGTTTTAGTGTGCTGCTGTAACTTATGCTCTTTATTTTGCACAGTATTGCAAACTTATCTATAATTGTCAAGTGGTTGCTTGCTAAATTTTCATTAAAGATGCAGCATTTTTGTATAATGTAATCAAAATACTTTTCTATCTCTTCATTGTTATCTTCCAACAGGAATTTTTGCAAGTTTTCATGCAATTCATTGGTGATGCTCTTTACAGAAATGATTGTTTTGCAACTTGGCAATGTTATTTTTGATGTAAATGTCATGTATTATTAACATTTACACTATAATTATCAAAACACCACGTGACAGATCGTAGTTTTGGTGTTCCTTGATCTTCATTATATGAATATTCTTTGCCATCCACACCAAATGGTGCGCAGTTGTAGAAGTTATACACCTTTCTTATGGGCCTAAAAGCATTGTTGTCATAAGGTGCAACAGGAGTGTGCTTTTGTCGACCAAAAGATATCAATTGTATTCTAGGAACTCGTACACGCTCATTTGCATTTTGATAAGCAAAATATCCATTGTAGCTGCTAACAATTACCCAAGGACGAATTACAAAATCAACAAAATCAGAATTTGTTTCACGAAAAGTTGTGGCAATGCTCTTGCCTGCAAATGCATCACGTGCTCCAGCAACACCAGGCTTTGTAAAGCCACCAAAATTATAGTTTCCAGCTGGAGATATATTGTATCTATCATCTGGAAGTGTTACTGAATCTACGAAAAAGCATCCAACCTCTGAGGTACTCTGCACCTGCTGCTTGGTTAAATCATCATAAGCATCAGAAACCAACCAATCATTTGTTCTTATAGCTTCAAGCTGAGCTATTTGCTGCTTTACAGTTTGAGGAAAGCCATGTATAATTAATACCCACTGTGAATTGAGTGCTAAATTATACTCGTAACGCTCGAGTAAAGTAAGATAAGATTCTCTAGGTGATTGTGCCACCTAATTATTTATTATACTGGTGCGTTCTCTTCAAAGAAGTGATAAGATATAGTCGCATCAAAGAATACTGGCTGACCTGTACCATCTGCCATGTTGTATTGAATTTGACCCACTTGGCGAATACCTGTACCAACTAATTTAAATGTTGATATTGGCTCAAGAGCTTTGTTGAGCTGCACCAATGTAATGGTGTTGGCACGAGAAGCAATGTTGTAATCACCTGTGCTTGTTGCATCATCAAAAACGCGACGAGATTCAGCTAAAAACTTATTTCTAAGTTGGGAATCTGCATCACAATAAAAATTGAGCGTATAACCTTCAGCACCAGGGTATGTTGCTACACCTGCAATGTTGAACGGCAAACCCATGAATTTAGTCTGCACATTGGTAATGCCACGTGCAGGTAGTGTTGCTGTTCTTGCGTAAATTAATTCACTTTCATCAAAAATAGCGCCACCAGCAAATGTAATGTTGATCACACGAAAGAGGAAGTCGCGTGAAAATTCTCTTGCAAGTGCGCGATCATAAAAATTACCAATGGTTTGATTAGTCTGTGCCATGCATTTATTTATTCATCACCGATGCAAATAGTTGATTTATTTTGTTGCTTGCTTAGCAATATTTTGGGCATTGCGATACATTCTTATGGCAACGCCCTTGTCATGTGCTTTGGGTTTGCTGTCTGCAATGTAATCATCATTGTCAAGATATTCCTTTGCTGCTTGCTTGTAAAGACCTTTGTTAATCAATTCAATTGTTCTTGGTGAGCCAGACAAATCACCTCTAAAAATACCATTGAGAATAGTAATTTTAAAATCATCACTGTATTCTTTAAACTTAGGAAATAAACGCTGAGCTATTTGCACTTTGCTGTTGATATCTACATCAAGCAAGTCATTTATTTCTTTGTCTGACAATGTTTTGCCTTTATACTTTTTTAATTCGCTTTTTGATTTAATCAAATGCCCATATCCAATGGTCCATTTGCCTTTGGTATCTTTGTATAGTCGTGATTTTTTTCCTTCATCTTGTTTGAGCATTTGTTTTGCTTTGTTGTAAAACTCTTGACTCAATTGTTTGTTGGCTGCATTAGGAACCTGTTGTTTTTTTGCAGCTGCATCAGCATAGGATTGTTTTTCTTTTGCTGTAGGTGGCTTCTGCCTATAGTTTTTCCAAGCAGCATTAATTTTAGATGCAATGTTTTGCACCTTTGGAGCATTTTGTTGCTGCACAGCACTGTTCTCAATTTGCTCCACCTGTTCAGGCGTTTTTTGCTGTAGGATCTGCTCAACTTTTTGTTTAATTTCATTCAATTTGGGTACAATGTAACCTACATCAACGATGCCAAGCATTAATGCAGTAGCAATCAAAGCTTTTGGCGAATTAATGATGTTTTTTATTGATTCACTTACAAGTTGTTGTGAGTATGCTTCATTGAATGGGGATTTCATCTTGTTATTTATGGCAAATGCTTTTCTGTGATGATGAGAAACTCATAACCAATGCTTTGTGCATACTTTTTTGCAGCTTCCCACTTGCTATTGTTGATGAGCCACGTTGCATTCTCATACAAAATGGTTGATTCCTTTTTGTTGCCATGCTTTGAAGGTGGTTTTGTTTGACATTCTGGCTTTATTTCAACCAAATATTTTTTTATTGCATCACCTTCTTTAATTACAACAACATTGTCAATGAAATACCTGTGCATTTTGCGATCAATGGGGCTCATGTATGGAACAACAACAGACTCACTACTCCATTTGAGTACATTGGGATTTTTATCACACCACCTCATGAATCGCAACTCCATGCCTGATCTATAAAAAGGCATGCCATTGCCAATGTACTTTTGTGCATTAACAGGTTTGTAGAAATTTTGCTTGTATTGTTGCTTGGCTTTCACGCGCTTATTTAAATTGTAAAAGCATAATATCTGCAAAATAAACAAAAAAAAGCGGGGCTGTTGAGCCCCGCTTTTTCATTATATTTATCTCAAGATTTCTTGGAAGTTGGCGCTGGTGCGTGTTGCATGGAAGTTTACCAAGATAAACTCAGCTGTGCGCACTGGCTTGATGTAGATATCAACAACCAACTCATTTGCATCAATGACACTAGGTGGATTATTGCGATCATCGCAAATCAACAAGTAATCATAAATGCCTTGATTGACTGTATTGGCTTTTGCAGCTTCAAATATTGGTGTTAAATCATCCACAACACGGGTGCGTGTGTACAATGAATTTGGCTCAAACACATAATAGCGTGCAATTGCTTTGGTTTGCTTCTCAAGCAAGATGAACAATCTACGAACATTCACTCGATCAAAAGCACTTGGAGTGCGCTGCATGGTTTTTTGACCATAAATTACAATGCCTTCTCTTACAAATTGCGCAATTGGATTGAGATTAAACTTATACAAGTCATCACGCTGCTTTTGATTAGGCGCAATTGCAATGTCGTCAACGCCTTGCACCAAACCACGAGTGAAACCAGCAGGTGCAGACCAATAAGCAAAGTTTCTATCAGAACGTGCATAATCTGCTGCTACAATGCCAGAGAATGGCACCCACACATTGGTTTGTGAATAAGCATCATTAACACGAGCCCAGTTTGCATATGCTGCAGCATAGCTTGTGTTAGCAAGCTCAAATTGATGGCGCAGTGGTGAGAACACGTGCTCAGACCAGCTCTTGGTTGAATCGCTGAGTGTTTTGGTGTTGTTGCCTGTTACAAGAATATGACGAATTGGATCAGCAATGAAGATGTGGTCCATTCTATCTTTTGCAAATTCAGCAAACAAGCTAAACACTGTGTTGTAGTTGCTTCTCAAGTCTTTGGCAGAATCGCTTGGTGCAGTATAATTGAGAGTAGTTTGGAGATATCCAAGAGCAGTACTCAAATTGCTGTTCATGAGTGTATCATCATAATATGCAACTCCTGCTGCGCACAATGTAGCGTGAATTGTACCCAATCCCGCTTCAACAGTAACATCAAGATCATACAACTCATCATTTTCAACCAATTCAAGTGCACGTGTTATTTTGCCAGGAATGCTGCCAATGGTTTTGGTAGTTGGTGTGGGATCAATGTATGCACCAGCAGCCATGAGTACGTCAGCTGTACCGCTGAAGTTTGCATTGAGGGCTGTTTGGGCAGCAGCATATGCACCATTGTTGAGACCAATTGTACCAGAAATTTGCTGGAACGTAGCAAGTGTGCTCAATTGTGTGGAAAGCTCATTTGTAAGCAATCTGATGCTCTTGGAAGGAATACCATTTGCATTGAGCCATGTTGAAGATGTACGGTTGGAGATGTAATCATTCACCATCACTTTGATGTTGCGTGATGAATTTTCTACTTCTGTACCAATGAATGCAGAAACAATTGGACCACCATTCTCTGGAGTGCGCTGACGGTAGAAATCTACGCTGCTTGCATATTTTTCTTCAAGAACATAATCAAGCATTGTTGTTTCTGGTGAGTAAATGCTTTGACGAAGCTTGAATACACCAAGTGTAAGATAATCATTGAACTGATTTGTACCAATGTTAAATGATGCAGCATTTTCAAGCACTTGAGAAAGTGTTCCATTGGATGCTGCAGTTCCAGACAGTGCAAAGTTGAGTCTTGCAAGAGGGATTGTGGTGAGTACATCTGCACTTCCAGCTGTTCCTGCTGTGTTGACTGTAGCAGCAGTGATGATGCCATCAAAATCAGTGGCTGGATTTGCATTGGAGTTGTCAATGACGCCAACATAATAGCCTTCATATCTATCATTGATGGTGGTTTGAGCATCATTGAAAATAATGATGCCGGCTTTGCCGAAATCGCTAATGCTTGTAATGCTAGCAGCTGCACTACCAGTCATTGATGTTGTTGACCAGTTGAATGCCTCACCATTGATGCAAGAAAGATATTGTGCTTTGGTGAGTGTAAAATGCTTTGGTTTGCCAAGAACATATGCATCAACGCCAGATGCAGCAAGTGAATTTACAATGCCGCCTGTGCCAGAAATTGCAGAGGATGAAGATCCTGCAGCAGCAATGGTTACAGGATTGCCAGATACAGCAACCACAGGATAAACAACTGCGCTGTATTGAGAACCAAATCCATCACCATTGCCAGCACCATATGGCAAGCGGTTTACTAAAATGCTTGCACCTGTTCCAATGAGTGGTTTTACAGAATAGTAAAAATAACGCTCTGCAGCATTGGTTGGTGTGCCGTAAATTTGTTCAAATTCGGAAAGTGAAGAGATGGAGATTACTTCATCAGTTGGACCTTTGCTGGCAAAGCCAGTGATGAATACATCAGTTCCAAAAACATTTGCCTGAATTGCTGATTCATCGATTTCATTGATTTGTACCCCAGGGGAGTTGATAATTCTTGATGCCATGCTAGTATTTATAGAAAATCCAGCACCATTTTTATACTAGCGTGCATGTTATATTGGAAAAAACGAATTCAAAAGAGCTAGTTATTTCTTTGCTGTCTTGATAATTCCAATTTATGCTGCCTAGTTTTGTTGGAAATGCATTGTAATAATTAAATTTTACAATGTTGTTGTTGAATTCATCTCTTGCATACAATGTGAAAATTGTTGCATATTCATCCAGCACAGCACCATCTTTGGCCAGATTTCTTGCATTGATAATTTCGCCGGTGGCACCTTCTTTTTCATCTCTCATGGCATTAAGCCATTGATAAATCACCCAATAATTTGAAAATTGATTATCAATGGTGAAATTTAATGTTGATGCTGGAAAAGAAGATCTGTTGTGTGAAGATACATAAATTGTGCTGCCTGCATAGCGCGTTTCAATGGCCGGCACTGTAATTTCAGGCACAACAACACCAAAAACAGAAAACTGCATGGATTCCAGGTTGATGGTGCGATTGTTGCGATTAAACTTATCATTGATGCTTTTTAGAGCAGGTGGCAAATTCAACACCATGGTGAATTTGTCAATGCGTGATTTGTTGAGAGGGGCTTGTTTGTTATCAATGCTCATGTTGCTATTTATAAGAACTCCCAACCTTGTAGTTCCATATCAGCCAAATCATCATCTTTGCTTGTTGTGGAACCAAACGCAATGGGCATCGTTGCTGAATCTTTGTATTGTTCTGCTGTCATCATTTCAAGCCAGGCTCCTGGTGAATTTATGAGGCGATCTTTTTTTGTAAAATAAGTGAGGCCAAAATCCATGGGTTTGAGCTTGCTGGGCTTGCCATTATCATCTGTTTCCTCCACCTCAAAGTATTGATTGCATATGCCAAATTGCTTGTCATTGTCTAGAATTATCAATGCCCACACCAATGCCATGACACAGTCATCTGTACCATTGCCGCGAGCACTCCATGTGCCGTTGGGCTTGCGTACAAAATCTTTGAGTTCTATGAGTGTATTCATGTCATTGAATTTAACACATTTGAGCACATTCACCCAATACCTCATGTTGAGTACACCACGTTGCTTGGTGTTGGTGTGTGCAATTACACCCAAGAATTCTTTTTTGCGGCCAGCCAATTCAGCACCATAACTCACAATGTTTTCGTAATTGTGGTTGGCTCTCAAGTTTTCCACCACAATTTGACCGCAACTGTTGCGCTCAACCAACACAAGTGGTTTGCCCCATTGTGTCAATACTTCATTTAACTTGACAGTAAACTGAGCTGGTGCAATTGCATTGTCTCTGTAAATGGCCACTTGTTCAATGTTGGTCAAATCAGTTACATCCAAAATTTGTATCACTGAATAGTTTTGTCCTACACCTTCAGCCACATCAACGCCAGCTATGTATATGCGATCTTCTTCTGGACTTTTCCAAATCTTGTATGATTCACCATCCAGCATAATTTCTGGATCGCTGCAATATTTTTTGAGTTTTTCAAAAGTTTCAATGTCAATGGATGATTCGCCTTTGTGATGAAATACGCAGTTGTGAGAGAGCAGATCATTGGTATAATACATATACTCACCTTCAACATCTATTAGATCATACAAATCTACAAATCCAATGTCTATTTTTTCTTGCAGCGTAAAAATCTTGTTGCTACTGCCTAGAACTTTATCACCCACATTTAAGTCAGATGCTTTAATAAACGTCTTTGTAACGAAATTTGTGCAGAGTGGGTGATTTTTTGAACACTTTAAATCAGTTCCGTTGAATTTTAAATGAACTGAATCTTTATGGATTTTCTGTATTCCATAAAAGCTTTTATACCCCAGGGGCGTGAGGACTTTTAAGTTTTGTGTATTTAGTTTAAAGCTCATGAGTTTCTATTTGGAGTGTATCATCCCAAATTACAATGAATTTGCATTTTAAATATTTATGCAATATTTTTCTGCGCTTCTCATCCTTTTCCTTGTAATATTTTTTTCTGTGATGTGGTTCATTAACTTCATATACTGTATTTGTTTCACTGCAATAACCATCAGGAAAAAAGTTTAAAACCTTAAAATCTCTTTGAATTGATATGTTATTATCCATTTCAATCTTATCTAAAATATCCTTTTCATTTTTGCCACGAGTTATGCAGCCTTTTATATTATGCTCTCTGAATTTTCTTTCACCATCAGCACCAAATTTATTGATGAAGTGCGGCTTTGTTGTGCCTACTAATCTACAACCCATGCAGTATAATTTTGTCCAGTCTTGTGTTTGTGGATCAAAAGTAAATTTAGAACCACAAATGCAAAGCATATCCTCATCAACAACAAAATTATTTATTGCAATATCCATTCTACATACAAATGGTATGCTGCGGGAGTAAAAATTGCTAAAATCATTAGTATAATGTATTAATGATTTATATACTTGTAAGTTATCTCGTTTAAGTTTGCGATTACCGGCACGACCTCTGTAACTATCGTAATTGTTGGTGATAAAATTGGTTACCTCATGCTTTTCAACCAAAGAGCAATTGTTAATTTTTTGCTTTTCTTTTTCATAAAATTCAACCGCGGTATTTTTATGCACAGCAGATATACCGCACTCTCCATACTTTTGCAGTATTGTATTTTTTCGTTTTTTTAATGATTTAGCAAGTTTTATAGGATTTTGCATATAGTGCATATGAGTATTTATCTTTACAAGAGTATTATTTACATACTCTTGTAAAGATCCTCCATATTTATTTGCATGCAACTGCTTCTATCTTTTTGTATATTAAGCAGAGTGTCGCCGTGACATGATTCATATTCTTGCAAAAAGGCCTCAATGCTGCCAATTTGTTTGATTTGACTTTGTTTCCACTTTTCATCTCGGCCTGGCACAGCATCCCATTTGATGGTCATGGTGCTAAAGTCATTTTGGCTTTTTATTGCTCCATCATACAGCTGATAGAACAAATTGTCTGTTCCATTGGGAGTAGATGCAATCAATACTTTGGATGTTTTGGAGCGAGAAATTGTGGGCCACACAGAACGCCAAAAATCTTCCATGATGGATGGAGGATCAATGAAAGCCAACTCATCCAGCAGCAAAACGTTGAGGGATTGACCACGAGCAGCAGATCCGGTGGTGGTGGAAATGCCAACACGAGATCCATTGTCTAAGGTCATGCTGGTTTTACCATATTCTTGCACACCAGGCTTGAGCCAGTTGGGCAACTGCTCATATGCAAGTCGCACTCTTCTGAATATTTCAATGGCTGTGCTTTCTTTGTTTGCAACAATGAGAATATTTTGATCTTGATTGAAGCATGCTACCCACAGTGCATATATGCAAAGCAATGTTGTTTTGCCCAACTGTCTAGATGTCAGCAGAATATTGTAGCGATTGTCTCGCAGCATTCTTAGTGCATCTTTTTGGTATTTGTACAACTCAATTATGACACGCCCCTTGTCTGGATCAATGATGTAAAAATAATTTTCAGCAAAAAACAATAAATTCTGTGCGCACTTTTTTAAATCACGCACCATTTGCGGTGTATATTCATATTCTGCTGTGCTGGTGGGCAGATTTGGGTTGTTGAGATAAAACTCTCTACTTTTTGATGGCATGCATGTTTATTTACATGATGCACATAAATAATCGCATGCAACACAAAAAAGCTAAAAAGCCTATGATGGGTAACAAGCGCGGCAAAGGTGCACAAAATTTGCCACTCATGAAATCAAAAAAACCACTTGCCTCAACAGAAGCAATGGCATTTGACAAGCGCGGAGGGCCTGAACATGTGCAAGGCCTGAACAAAGCAATTGAGCCAACCAGCAAAAAAAATCTTTATTCTCCTGAAAAATTTTCTTTAGGAGCTGAAAAAGCTAATATCACAGCACTAAATAGAAGTATGACTAACAAATCTGCTTTTAATACTCTTTACGAAGAAGTTATGGACAATCCCGCTGATCTCAGCGCCGAACATGAAGATCTTGATGCTCTTGATGTTGATACAGACTCACCTGATGATGACATGGGTGGAGACGAAATTACCATCACATTGTCACGCGAACTTGCTCAACAACTTCATGATACCATCATGGGTCAACTTGAGAGTGGCATGGAAGATGAAATGTCAGATGAAGAACTTGGTGCAGAAGATCTTGGCGCAGACATGGGCGATGAAGGTGATGATGAAGATACATTCCCTGAAAGTGTAACTGTTGAGCCAGAACCAAAGCCACTTGGCAACAGAGGCCATAAGCTCATGAGCAAAGGCAGCATGAAGGCTGGTGGTACAGTAACTGGCAAATCTGGTGGCAAGCCTGCTACAACTGGAGCCAAAATTACTCTTCAGTCAGAGCCTAAAGAACTCAAGCACACAGTCAATGACGGCAAAGGCGGCAAAATGAAAGTCAGCAATTTGCAGCAAGGCAAGAGCCTTTTTGATTGATCGATTAAACTATAAACACAAAAAAGCGGAGATTTATCTCCGCTTTTTTTTTTGTGATTTTTTAAATTGATAATGTTGAGCTGCTGTAATAATCATCCTCTGATGGAAGACTGCGCAGAAAATTATTGGCTACATCAACAGCGTTGATTTCGCTGATCAAATACAGAGGAGATTTAAAATGCTCTTCGTAATTAATTTTGCCGCCACCAATTACATTGCTAGCAGCACATTCTACATCATACAAATTATATGTTTTGGTATCATCCTGAATATGCTGCCAATTCTTAAACTCATTTACAAGATTAAGAGCATAAAATGTTGCTATTCGCTTGTTGATATCAGCAGATCTTGGTGACATTTGCATCATGAGATCACTCTTAACTACTGTTGCATCTTGACGCTCTGGCCAATTGATGCTATCTACTACTCTCCAAAATTCGTTGATCTGATCTTTGGAGAAACGACTTGCGGCGCTACTATGTATTTGCATTTTGTATTTGTGTTTTTCTTAGTTGAAAGAGTTTTTCAATGGTATCTTTGCAGTAAATGATGGGAATTTCTTTCCAATATTTAGTATTGTTGTAAGTATTTGTTGTCAAATATAGAATCTTCATACCTTTGCAATGCTTGCCTGTTGCTTGCTGCATCATGTATGCATAAGTGGACAATTGCAATGTGTAGATGTTGTATTCACAATAATCTAGGAAGTTGAGAGGTTCAAGTAATTTTTCACCAAAATCATTGCTAAACTTAAACTTTTTGTTGGTTTTAAAATCCATCACAAAAAATTCTGCATCATTTTCAAGAATTAGATCTGCTGTGCCTGCAATGCGAGCACCATCATTCCAGAGCAAACATTCTGCTTTCTTTTGCTTGCTTTTGAAACCTTCACTTGCTCTATTGAGACTCTTGATGAGGTCATTATATTCCTCAGCCACTTCACCGTATTTGATGTAGTCTTCCATGGCTTTGTGATAATTTTTACCTTTTTCTTGTGCTTCAACTGTTATGGTCTTCCACAAGTTTTTGATGGCTTCTGGGGTGGTATTGTTCTTTTCAGCAACTCTTGCTGCATGTGCATCAGTATCAAATGGCTTTTTAAATGTGTTTAAAAAAGTCGTTACACTGATGTACTCCACATCAAATGCATTGTAGTATTTGTGATTGACCTCGTCAAATTTGATCATTTGTAAATGTAAATGATGATCTTTAAAAATCAAGACTGATCGTAACCATATTCTCCATAAACATTTGTATTGACAGCTCTTTGATCATAAACTTTGTTGATGCTGTCTGTGCTTACATCACCTGGATATGATTTTGGTTGAGATTGTTGCTGCATTCCACCTGACAATATGCCATTGAATGCATTGTCAAACACCTGAGCAGATCCTTTTTCACCAGAAAGACCCGGCTCAAAGCTGTAATCAAGGCGACGTGCACGAATTTTCCACAAATAGTGGCCGCCCAACATGTTGATGCCTTCACTCACGCTTTGATCCAAACGCTCTGTTATTTCAAAGAACTTGCCATTGCGATCTCCAGGGCGTGTTGATCCATATTGAGTGAGTTGAAACACATCACCAGCTTTGGGTTCAACAGCTTGACTGAGTGCAGGGTATACAGACAAAGGTGAGAACGTTGCATAATAAGAACTAATGTGTATAAATGCAGTGATGTTGTCATCCCCATCAAAACCAAAACGTTTGAGCACTGTATTGTCCTCAGTCAATTGAATATACATCAAGATGTTGGTTGGACCAAAGAATATGCTGGTTGGATCTTCACCATAAATGTTGTCTGCATTGGAAACATTGTAGGTGTTTACATAATATGCAACTGTGCTGCCATATCTATTGATGATTTCTTGCACGCCACTGGAAATCAATTGTTGCTCACCACTGTTGAGAGCACTTTCATTGACATTTACTTGACATTGCAAATTGCCATTGTTGGCACCTGTATAAAAAACATTGCCGCAGGTGTTTGGAGTGGGATATGTTCTGACTTGGTAATATGAACTCATTGAATTGGCTTGTAATGCATGATCTTATACACTGGCTTGCCAGTTGCATCCATGTTTCTTACTACTGCTGCATTTATTTTTGAGTTGATTTGCAGCGGCTGATTGTCCTGCATGTTGTTCAAGTCAATGCCATGTGTGTTTTGAATCTCTTGCAAATCTGCATCACCAAGAACTTCTTGCATTGATGGGTTTTGAGTCACCTTGTCAATTTTATTCTTGGTCATTGATTGGGTGTTGATGTTGCTTTGAGCAACAGTATTGGTGGCGCCTGGATTATTCTTTGTTCCAGTGCGCAAACCTGTTGCATTTGCACCACCTGCAACGCGATTGTCTCTAATATTTGAAGACTTGTTGTAGCCAGGTCCATTGGCAAGCTTGATTGCATTTGGATCTGCAGCAGTGTTTTCAAAAAAAGTCTCAAATGTAACAAATGGCATTGAGGTAAGGATATTCATTGTTAAATATTTATGCGTGTTGTGCAAAAGCTATGAGAATATTTAAATTTTATCCCATTGGTCAGGCTAAAAAAGCATTTGCAGCGTGGAATTTTGACTGCAATGCTTTTAGTACAGCATTTACAAGCTTTTATAATCATCATTTTTTTGATGATGTTGAATCAATTAGACATTACAACATTGGATTGCGCATTGATAACAAGGATGAAGAGGCGTTTGGGTTGTATGAACTTGGTGGCAGCATATTTTTATGCAATCAAAACATGAGTATTTTGCCAGAGAAGCAATTTGAAATACAATTGTTCAAAACACTTTTGCATGAAATCATGCATTGGATACAATACACTTTTTACAAATGGTCTGATGAAGAAATAGTCAAAGGTGAAGAGGATCAAAAATGTGCAGCAGAACTCATGTGCAGAAAATTTGAAAAACAGTTCCGACATATATTAAAAATATACAGAGCTTTGCTGCGTGTAAAGAAACATGAGTACAGATGTTAAATACAGTTATGAAATTTAATGAAATTGTGGAGTTCTTTCTTGAAAAGAACAGCAGCAAGCACAAACGCAAAAGAAAAAAGGCGAAAGATGAAAATGTTGAGCAATTTGATCATGCTGTAACATTGGAGCATGCACATAAACAAAAGAGAAGCACCTAAATAACAACAATGGCAAGCAATGTTTTTAGTGTTGGTACTACCAATGTACGTTTTTCAATAACAAATTCAAATGTGGATCTGACTGATTCACAAGATAATTTCCAGCCATTTTCATTTTTTGAGTATTTAAAAAATACTCAACAGCTCAACACACCAGAGCTGTTTACGCAAGGATACAATGACTATTTGCATGTTTGGTATTCAACCAAGAATGTGGAACAAACAGTGCAGCGTGATGAAATTCGTCAACGCTACATCGATTTGCTCAAAGACATTGCTTACAACTACACCACATCAGAAGAAAAGCGATTCTTGGCCAACTTGGATTATGATGATGCATCAGATTTATCCATAGCAATTCCTTTTTACGCTCAGAAGCTCAAAGAAATTTGCTTGTTTTATGCCAACAAGCGTGAGTCATTCAAGTTCAGAATTGAAGAAGTAAAAATCAAAGGATCAACACTTTCCATTGAAAAAGCTATTTTTAAAAGCATCATTGATTATCTCTCAACAGATGATGCAATTGCAGCAGCCACTGTAACTGCTGTAGCAAGTGATTTGCAAATCAACATTACAGAATATGTTGATGCTTACAGTTCTTATTTCGATTTAGATCCAGATGCAACAGCAAGTGATTTGCAAATCACAAATGAACTGCGCACCAAATATCTAACAAGCAACACCAATGCTATATCTGCAAATTTATTTTTGAATTTGCGTGATACAATAGCAAATGAAGTTCTCAATACTCCCATTTATTTGAAAGAAATTGGACAGGGGTTGCTGATAAATCCGCGACTTCTTATTCAACAAGCATTGAAGCAGACAGCATGTGAGCAGACATTGGCGCAATTGCTCAACACTTCTGTTGATGCACTATCAAGTTCATATAATCTCAAACGCAAACTCATAGAAAAGTACATTGGAACAGATTTTTATTATTTGTCAACCAATTCACTCACAAATTTTGTTTCTGGTGAACTATTCAAAGCTGCCAATGCAAGTGGAAATTTAATAAACAAGCGCTTTGCCACTACTGCTTCTGTTGCTGAAGATGATTTAATATCACTGCAACAACTGGGCTTGTTCTTCAAGCCAGACAAAATGGGTGTTGTGCAGTTTGCAGCTCCAAGCAAGCGATTCTATGTAGATGCAACCAAGCTTGAAGCAAATAAAATTTATATTTTTCCAGATCCACAAGTGTATGGCAATGTGGATAATTTTCTTTACAGCAATTTAGATTATCCTTTGCTGTATGTAATTGATAATTCTACACATGTCAAAGGTTTGGATCAAGGAGCTGCTCAAGGCAAAATCAAGAGCAGTGAATACTTGCAGAACTTTTATGCATACTTCTCTGAACCAGTTTACATCAATTCCAGTAACATAAATGTTTCATCATTTGATGCAAACATGTTGAGAGTGTTCAACCAGGGTTCGTTTGCATCATATGCACAGGATGTATATGGCAATGAATATGGTGTTATAAAGAAAGTAGACAGATACAATGAGCAGCAGACAGATGAAACAAATGCTTTGGGTCAATGCATAACAATTGATGGTTATGCATTTTATGATGATGAAGTGGGTTATGCTTTCAATTATGCACTCACTGGCATAAACTTTGATGGATCCATACGCACTGGATTGACAGCACAAACAGTTAATAGATTCCCACCGGCAGGTGGCAGCTTTTCAACAGGCTATACTGCGCCAAGTGCAGGCATGTTCTATTTGTCAGGCAACAAATACACACTTTATTTTAGAGAATTTTCACCATTCATTGATTGCAATACAACAGACAACATCACTTGTGCAATAAGAGATGGTGGCTTCTTTGCACCATCAGATGATGAAACGTATCCAGATGTTTCATCAGATTCAATTGCATGGAGCACCAACTCCCGTGTTTACTACTCTACATTGTGTGATGCTGGCATTAGTGCAACCAACTCAATGACACCGGGTCTAACTTCTGCAACATTGACTGCAACCATCATTGCACCAGCATTATTGAGCCCGCTTTATGAATCTTTTGATTGCAGATTATTTCCCAATGATGCATGTGAATTAAATCCAGATTACAATTATGCTGGCTTGACCATTTCTTATTTGAATGATGTCAATCCAGAATGCAGCTCGCGGTTGCAAGCAGTGCAGCAGCTTGGTGATGAGACACTCAATGACGTCAACAGCATGGCTGGTGTGTTGTTGGTAAAAAATATTGCAACAAATCAAATGTATCCATTGTCATCTGCATTGTCAGCGACATTTTCAAAATACAATGATGTTGTAAAACAAGAATTGTACAACAACAGAGTTCAGCACATAAACATTTATTATGATTCCATTGCAGTAAGAACAGACAATTATTTGATTTTTGATAAAATCAAAGTTGCCAATGATGGTACTTTTGAAAAACCAGGCACAGCAAACAATTACATTGCCATTGGCATGGATGAATATTCATCATTATCAAATACATTTTATCTTGAAAAAACAAATGAAGCTTGGGTGTGCAAAACTACATTATTGAATGTTGCATCTGGTGGCAATGAAAAAATCATCTATCCACAAATTTACAAATACTCTGTGGATGATAATAAACTGCAAAGAAAATATCCAGGATTGTTTGTCACAAACCAAACATTGAGTGGTTTGTTTGCAAATGCTCTTTCATCAATCAACATTATAAAAGCAATGGATGCAACATTAACATATGCTGCATTCAATGACAAGTTTAATTTAACATGGACTGTTGTTGATTTAAATGGCTTGAGCTATTTGTTTAGCGCTTGGTTCAACTACAAAGATGATGCAATTATTTTTGACGCAGATCAAATAGCAGTTTATAAAACATCTACACAAGCGAATACATTAAATTTCTACTACAATATAAATGAGCTTACCAACGTTGATGTAGCTTCAGCTGCCAATGCATCTTTTGCATCACAAAACAACATACTATATTTCAACTAATGAGCACAACTACAGTTTACTTAACAGGCAACGCATTATCTGCAGATTATGTTAATTTTTATGGTCCCTTTTTGATCAAGGGCACATCAACTGTTGGCTTCAATTTGTATGGCATCAATGAAGAAACAAATCCAGTTGCAAATATTCATGGTTATTTTGGAGATGGTACTGAATATCAAGATGTTTTAAACTTGCACATTGATTTGTCTTCTTTGGATACCATTGAGATTGCTGAATCTGGAAAAATTCGCTGCATCGCACAAAATTTTGAGCACACTTATGAAAAAAATCAAAACACATTTGTGGAATATTTGACTGCTTCATTTGTGCTTACATACACATCTCAACGACGCGGCATACACAATGTTGGGCTAATTCATGTAAAAAATTCATATTATGATGATGTTAAGCAGATACATTTAAATGCAACGCAAATGCTGCCTATTTCTTCAAATGATTTGGTAGCTGTTGCTTCAGATGATTCTGGCAATGTGTTTCACATGTACATCAGCAGAACACAGCTAGAATCATCTGATGTTACTCTAACTACCCCTGCAACAGGCGTATTCTTGGGTCCACGCACCATAAAAAACTGCTATATACTTCAAGCACAGCAAGGTGGTGTTATTGTTCCTTTACTGTCTGCATAAATAACACATATGCCTGATATTAAATTATCCATTGATGATCTCCCACCAGCAACAACTGTATACAATGCAGATGTTTTTGTCATTGATCAGTTGGGAAGCGATGGGTATTCAAAAAAGCTTACCTATCAAATTCTAAAGAATACTTTGGCAACTGATGCATTTGTATTGCGTGCTGGTGATACAATGACAGGTGCATTAATTTTAAATACAAGTACACCAGCTTTGCCACTTCAAGCTGCTCCTAAAGCATATGTTGATACTTTCTTGTCAAAAGCAGGTGGTACGATGACTGGCAATTTGATTCTCAACACCAATGCACCTACAAATGCACTTCAAGCAACATCCAGAGCATATGTTCAAAATAATTTCCTGCCCATCAGTGGCATAGGCACTGGTGAGCAAAACACAGGCATGACAGGATTTTTGACCTTGTGTGCTCACCCTATTAGTGCTTTTCATGCTGCAACAAAATATTATGTAGACAATCGATCTGGTGATGGTTCACCAGTTGGTAGCGTTGTTTATTTTGCAGCAAGTGCAGCTCCTGTGGGTTGGTTTGAATGCAATGGAGCTATTTTAAATAAAACCATATATGCTGATTTATTCAATGCAATAGGTTATAAATTCGGCGGCTCGGGAAATCAATTCTTACTACCAGATTTGCGTGGTGAGTTTATACGCGGCTGGGATGATGGCAGAGGGGTTGATTCAGGTCGTGTTTTTGGTAGTAGTCAAAGCGATGCTTTTAAAAGTCATACTCACGCTGCAAGATTAACTAATGGTTGGTTTAATACTAACATTGGTAATGGTCCAAATTGGTCAGGTGATATATATGGAAACAATCAAATCTGGCCATTTGTACAGGTTGATGCAACAGGGGGTTCAGAAACACGTCCGCGCAACATTGCGCTTTTGCCTTGCATAAAATATGCAACAAATTCTACGATAAATTATCTTGGATTAAGCGCACAATCACTCTTGAATTATATCAATAGCTTGGATGATGGTTTTGCTAAAGCCTGGGTAACCTTTAGTGGGCAGACTGGAACAGCAGTAGTATCAGCATCTTACAATGTATCTACTGTTACAAGGATAAGTGCAGGTGATTATCAATTTAGATTTGCTACAAACATGACGAATTCTGTTTATGGTATTTTTATCAATGATAATTATGAAGGCGTGGGTGCAGTAAATAGATTTGTTGTCTCGCAGGCTGTAACTGGTGCACGCATTAAGTTTAAGGACACTGGTGTGGGTGGTAATGTTTATGACCCAGTTCTTGCATATGTAAATATTTTTGGCAATTAACCTGCAACTCTTGTTGCAGTTGATGATGCAGTTGCATTGAATGATGCTTAAATATAAGCATGCAGGTTTATAATTTTGCAACACATACTCGCAGCTTGAGCTGCACATATCAAACTGATGTAAATTTTTCCCTCAAAGGCAGCAAAAATACAAATCAGCAAGGCATCAACATCTTTCAACATGACGCATTAAAAAACGCAAGAGACGCTCGCATCAACAATTATAGCTCTCTAGTTTTAAGCAATGATGTGCTTGCATCAGATTCATTTGAATTGCAATCCATTGAAACGCCAGTAAAGCGCATTTTATCAACATATTTGGCTGTTTCCATCACCAATGAATTGAATGAAAAGACACGCTATTTGTATTTCAACAATGAAAGAGAAACAACTTCTGACAATTTTAGTGAATATACTTCTCATCAAATGTTGCCACTGGCAGACATAGTTGAAGAATCACAGCGCTTTTTCAATGTTGAGCTCATTGATGATCAATTTGCTCGCATCAATTACAAATATGATAACAGAAATTATTATTTAGCAGCAAATGCAAATCATGATTTATTGTTTGCAAGCAATGCAGTGTACAAAGATTTTGCAAATTTAAATTTTAACTTTGTTGATGAAACAACATTCTTTTATGTGCTAGATGAGTCTTCAAATACATTGTTTTTGCTCAAGCTATTGCCGAACAATGTAACAAATGGCTTGGGATTATCTGCTGCTGATTCAACTAAATTACAGCTTTTGAGTGCAGTAAATTCTGCTAATTATTATGCATTCAATACTTTTAATTTTAAAATTAGAGACAACATTGACTTGATTGCAAAGAAACTCAACACATCACAAGCAACATATAATGTTGAAAACATTGATGACTTGGATGTATTGGATATAACACAAGACCTAACCAACAATATTCTCTTTGCATCACAATATAATGCTGCATCAACAAGAGACATTCCTACAAAACCGCTGATATTAAAAAATCAACATTCATTGATGTCTCATGTTGATGAGTGTAGTTACACAAACCTACTCAATGGATTGCCTGGACCACAATTGCGGGATTATACAACCATCATCACCGGCAATGAGCAAGAAAAAGGCAATGATTCAATTGCCATCAATTATGTAGTATATGCTAATGATTATGTGGCAAAACCAGATGCATATACACTATTCAAGACTTCAAGTGATTTGTATCCATATCATCAGCTCAACATCAATGATTCTACTCTGGTGCGAGATGGATCTCTAGGCGGCAATAATCCGTATACATCTGATCAACTGTTTATGCAGAAAAATACTGCGCAAGGAATGGATGGTCAATATCTATGCACGTGGCTTTCTGGCAGCAATTGGGTTGATAGGTACTACAAC